GTAAAAGAGGGTAAGAACGGCAAGTTCATGGGACTAGCGGTCAGCCCTAAAGAAGAACAAGCAGCACCAACAGCCAAGGTTAGACCTAAAGCTGGTTTTGATGACTTGGAATCGGACATCCCGTTCTAATTAAAACGGAGGGGAAAGCGTAAGTGAGTACCCACTAACTTTGATAGGAGTTGATATGACTTTAAGTTTTGTAGAACGCAAACAAATATGGTGGGATTGGCATAAAGAAAACCCACAAGTGTGGCAATACTTTGAAAAGTTTGCCTTAGAAGCAGTTGCCAATGGGCATAAAAAAGTCAGTCATTGGCTGATAATCAACAGAATCAGGTGGGAAGTCACTATAGTCACTACTGGTTCAGACTTCAAGATCAGTAACGATTACATTGCTTTCTATGCTCGACTCTGGCAAGCTAAATATCCTCAGTACAAGGACTTGTTTAACACTAAACAGATGATTGGAGAACCAAGATGATTGCAAATGTCCTGTCCTTGATTTTCCTTTTGTCAGTTGGTGGAGGAGTCCTCATACTTGGGATATGGGTCTTCCTCCACTTCTTTGACGATTAGGCGTGTAGACCATTCAAATACTGAGTCTTCCCCGCAACCTTGACAGCAGTCAATTCTTGATTCTTCAGGTTGTTGGGGTCATAAGACACATGAACCCAACCACTATCGGGTATACCCTGAGTGTAGAACTCTAGAATCAATTGAGTGTAATCAAGGTTGTCCATGATCCACTGTGCAAGGTCAGCATTAGCAATGCCAGCAATCTCAATGTCAGCAGCCTGACCCTTGCAATGGTCTGATGTTTTAGAGCCACCAACAGCCGCATTAGACTCTGGAGAGCGATAACCTGAGTTCACGGTAACAGACTTGCCGAAATGCTCTCTAACAGGCTGTAGGACGTTCTCACACAATGCTTTGAGGTTCTCAATGGTTGCTTCATCAGGCGTGTTGTCCAGACCCAAACGATTGGCAGTGTCAGACTTGGTGAGTTCTTTCAGAGAAAAGTTGGCAGATAAGTTCATGGTTTTCCTTTCAAGGTTTGGAGGGCTTCGTTGTAGAGGGAGACACAGGTTGCAAGTTTTCTGATGGCGGCATCTCCTTCGTCTGTGATGGCGATAAGAGCTTTAGAAGTCTCTGGGTCAAGTTCGGCTGATGCACTTGCTGAGTTACTTCCGCTGGTAACTGGGGCATCTGAGGAGGTATGTACGGCGCACTCTGAGGCTTTGACAGCGATCCGCAACTTGAGAGCACCACTGTCAATATCACTATTGCGCTTTTGCTGTAAAAGTTTAGCATTTTGATTGGCTTTCATCAGTTGGTTAGATTGGGTATTTACAGCAGAAACCAGTGCCTGTTCCTTTTGTCGAGCATCTGCATTCAAAGCAGCAATCTGAAGCTGTTGTTTAGTAAACTCATCGTGTTTACCCTTAGAGTATCCACCGCCAAAGGCAGAACCAATGGCGATCAAGATACCCAAGATTACCCAAGGATTAAACAGACTCATGGTTTAGGCGGCTCATCATTGTCAACAGCCTCTGCCTTTGCAGATGCAGTAGCTATTGCTTTGACACCAGAACGACCAGCAACACCGCCAAGAACACCAGTAATAAACACCATAATGGTATTGATCTGCTGCGTGTAAATCTTGTCAATTGCTGCCATGCCTGACATTGGCTGAGTCACAAATGAGACTGAATACAGGAACATTGCCACTGATCCAAGAAGAATCAGGGTCAAGGAAAAGATTACGATTGCCCAAATTCTGACTTCAATTTCATCAGAAGTCATGCGAGTATTTTTGTTCATCACGATTGTTGGCATCATTTTTTCTCCTGTTCGGGTTTGACTAACATTTCTGGACAAGTAGCTGTAGCAGTACAAATAGGGGGTTTGCACTCAGCATTCTGCCAATTTTGAGGGTCTTGGCAAGGATAGCGAAATCTATCTTCACAGCCTGTTAGCAGCACCAACAGGATTGACAGACCCCAAATACAGTAGATATTCATTTATCTTTCTCCCTTTCTTTTTGCTCAATCTTTTGCCGCATTTTCTCAACCTTTTCGACCTGAGCCTTGGCCTCATTCTTAGTCTCCAAGATGTCAAGATAAAGAAACCCCATCAGTGGCAACAACAAGGCAATCAATATGCAACACGCTATCCAAGCCACTATGTCTTCCTCCACTGACTTACGAACAGTAACCACATCCACAGGTAGAGGAGGAATATAGAAGTCGCTACTAGGTACGCTAGTTTTAGCTGGAAGTTTCTTTCTTCCTCCTTGCGTTGCCATAGTTCCCGCCTTTTTACTGCTTCTAACTTCAGCCTTGCCTGAGTTTGCTCCTCTTGAATTGTTTCCCTCATTGCAAATACCTCTGAGTACAAAGCACCCATCTCAGGAGGACTTTGGTAAACCATGCACTCCCTGATCTGAACCACTAACTCAGCCATTTGCTGCTGTGCCATCACCCTTTTTAGAGCCGCTTCCATGTGGTTCTGGTTAGGGTCATAGACATTCTTTGACTTTTCTTCTTCTTCCCTTATGTGCGCTTCTAATTGTTCTTGAATCTTGAAGAATTCAGTGAGTTGTTTGACAATATCAACCTTGAGTTGGGTTTCGTCAACGGCAACAAACTTTTCTTTCTTTTTCGCCACAGACTTGGGCGAGGAGGCGGCGGCAACTGCTGCTGGTTTACCCTTAGATTTAAAGAAGTTACTAAAGTTACTCCAAAATCCAGTAACTTCCTTATATATCTTGGCGGCTTCGTCAACAGTAGACTTAACCTCCATAAAGGAAGTTTTGGCCTGTTTGTAAAGCTCACAACCCTCTTTGATTGCTGCAACACAAGCATTGGCGGCAAAAAGTAGGGTGATCGGATCAATTTTGTATCCTTATTGAGCTTCAAGTGCTTTTAAAGCGTCTTGAATTTCTTGAAGTCTTGGCCCTGTTTGTTGAGTTCGTACTTGTGGTTCTTGTGGCAATTGTGGTTGTGTTTGACCCATCATTCCACCAGCCCTAGCAGTCAAAGCAGCAGAACCTTTTGCCAATGTTGCCAAAGCATTAATCGCTTTTTTCGTCATTGTTTTCTCTGTTGCTAAATCAACCATTGCCTGTCTGTAATTTGGATTAAAAATTACATCAGCAAAATCAGCAGGATTTGCAACCAGATTGCGAAGATAAGGAATTGCTTCTTTTGATGCAAGACGGGCTTGTGCGCCACCACCAGCAGCACCAGTAAATGCATAGGCTTCAGCACCTGTCATACCTGCCATTTGAGGAGATTCACTAGATAAAACTCTACCCATCCAATTCATTGCTAATTTTGCTTGGTTCAAATCTTTAGAAAATGGGAAAAGATCATTAAGCGTACTATCTTTTTTATTAAGTTCTGTCAGTACAGTTTTGATGTTAAATGTTGGGTCTGTAGCAGCACCACCTTTAACTTGAGCAGAACTTAAAATATCATCAAATCTTGATCTGCGAATTGAATTTAAAACATCGGTTACATGAGTATTTGGATTACTTTGCATTACCTCTATTAAAAATTTTCTTTGAGATGGAGGCATTGCTTTCAAGTCTCTCATTACATCTTCAGGTACAAGTTCAGTTACCTTTTCTTTATCAAATGCTTTTGTTAATGGCCTATTAGCAAATTCTTCAATGCGAGCAATATTTGTTTTAAATTTATCTCTAGCAGCTACTAATTTATCAGCACCCGGAACTTTGTTTGCAATAGCTTGATCTAATGCCTCTCTAAAGCCATTCAAAACTGCTATAGAAATGTTTTTTACTTGACCCGGAGCAACTCCCTCAAAAATATTACCTTTACCAAAATTAGCATTTCCTGAGTAAACAGCCTCACCCCAAGTAGATAAATTCTTTTGTAAACGATCAATATTTATTGATATATTTTGTGCAGGACTGCCGGGTATTACATTTACTGATGCTGGTTGACCACTAGCATTTAAAATGGTTGACGGTATGTTTTGAGCAGGAACAGCAGGAGTTGAATACTCATTAATGATGCGTTGCATTGCATTTTTTACAGTATCGAATGCTGCTATTTCAGGATTAAGTTCACCTAATTTACTTGTAATTGCATCAACAACAGGAGTTGTATCAATCATTCCACCAGCATTTTTAGCTGCATTAAAATCAACTTTTGCATCTGATCTTAATTTTGAAGTTAAAGATTTGCCATAATTTGCAAATGAAGTAAATACTTCTTGCGTTGTTTGTGTTGGATTCAAAGTCTTGCCACTAACTTTGTTAAACAAAGTTGTTAAATATGACTCAACATCACCAGCTTGTGCTTGTCTAAATTGAATAGGTTTCTGACCTGAAGTTGGCGCACTTTCAACATCCGCTTCTGTAGCCAATTGAGGACGATTTAAGCCCAATTCTCCGGGTGTTAAACGACCAACCTCTGCCAATCTTTGAGTTTCAGAAATAGATGGAAATGTACCCTCTGGCTTAGTTATCATTCCACCAATGGTTTTTAAGCCACCTTTAGCAACATAAGGAGTTGCTTGTAAAGTAAATTGTGCTAATGGACTATCAGGAGCAACTTGTTGAGCAAACAATCCAGTTGTGCCAGCAACACCAAATTCTCCAGCAACACCACCAGCAGTTCTTCCAAACAACCCCGGAACTCCAACAGCAGTTAATGCAGCAGCGGGTGCGCCAGCTTGAACAAACTGATATGCGCCCCTATAACCGGGTATTGATTGAAGATTTACACCAGTAAGTTTACTGATGGCTTGCTTAATTCCAGTGGAAGAAAATGCACTTGGGTCTTTGCTTTCTTTTAAAGCGTCATATAAATTTCCCCATCCACCAACAACATCAACAAGTCCACTAAGACCTTTTAAAGAAGACTCAGCAAACTTTTTAAACTCCTGAAATGAAGTTCCTGTTGGGTCAAAAACACTTTCGGTAGATGTTGTCTCTCCACGTTTCTGAAGTTCTGCTTGAATTTCATCTAATCTTGACATGATTATTCCTTTTACTTTTTATTTCTCAATATTTCTGCTTCTTCGTCCAATAATTCTTGTTTTGTCATGTCTTTAGTTGATTTACGTTCACCACTAGATACATTAAAAATTGGAATTTTTGGTACAAATCCTTTTAAAGATTTGTTCTCACGAGCATAATCGTCAAGTCTTGTTGTTTCAGTAATAATATCTCTATTCTTTTTAACCATGAACTCAATAAGTTGTTTTCTCGCCAACGCATTTGTTTCCAATTGCGGAACAAGGCCAACAATAAATTTTCTGTCTTCGTTTGAAAATCCAGAACCAAGTCTGCCACCTAAAGTTGCAAGAACCAAATCGCCAGATGTCTTTTGATAATTTTGTGATGCGGCAAGAATTCCTTGATCTTTTTCGCTAATCAATCCAATTGTTGCCAAAATATTAGCAGCACCAACACGACCAGTAGCAAATGAACCACTTATTAGACCTTGTTCATCTAATTTGTTTAGTCTTTCTAAAGTTCCTAATGCAAAGATTGCGTTATTTCTCAAGCTCATTGCATCTTCAACTTGTTTAGCATCTATCTTTCCAAGTTGTTCGGAAAACGCCGTTTCCCCTTTTTGTGATGCTGTTGCAGTAACTTTGGCGGTTGTCTTATCTATTCCACCACTATATGGAGTTGGCACTAATTTACCATTAGCATCTGGTTTCATAATAAATTGTTCTTTTGATCTTTTATCAAAGTAAACAACTTCTCGTGTTTTATCAGCAACACCAACATCAATAATGTTTTCTTTTTGATCTGTCAAACGTAAGAGTTGAGACACATATTCAGCGTTATATTCTTTAGTGCCTTTTTCACCTTTTTGCAAAGCTAATGATTGTGCAATTTGTATTTCATTAGGCGTTGCTTCTGGCTTAGGCTTAAGGAAATCCAATTCAGTTTGCAAAGTTTCAATGGCTTGCACAACTTCTGGTGTTTGAGGCAATGCTTTATATTGTCTAATAGCACTAGTAATAACTCCAGCCCGTTGAGACTTCTGAATATCAGGGGCAACAGATGCTTTATTTTCTTTGTTAGCTTGTGCAATCTGAACTGCCGATTTCCTTGCATTATCAGCAATACTCATTGCAAACTCAGGATCATACTGAGCAATTTCTTGTGCAACTTTCATTTGTTGAGCAGGATCACTAGGGTCAAGCCTTCTCATGATTGCATTACGCATTGAGATTTGCTGCAACTGAGGGTCTTTAGCACCCAAAGCACCACCAATAGCACCACCCAACTGTTGCCCACCCATATATAGGCTGTATTGAGCCTGTTGCATGGGATCAAGTCGTGCATACTGCATTGCCTGTGCTTGCATTGCTTCATTTTGCTTTTGTTGGTACAAAGCACGTTGCATTGCATCTACTTCAGGAAACATTCCTGAGACAATTGATGATTGTTGTGGTTGTTGACCAGAAGTGAAATATTCACGAGGGTCTTGAGTTTGCATTTCGTTATTTCGCAAATCACTAGGCATAAAAGCAGACAAATCCATAGGTCTTTGTGTAAAAATTGATTCTGGTTGAAAAGAATCAACAGTTTGAGCAGAAGTATCTAATGCACCTCTGTATGGCACATCAACTGTTGATACAGCCTCTGCTGTTGAAACATCTTGTGCAGACATAGGATTAGCTTGGCTTAAAGGATATAAGCCTAATAGTTTATCTAATTCCTGTTTACTCATTCCACCACCAAAAAGGTTAGTAGAACCAGTACCAATGCCATAATCGTCAATTGCTGCCATGATTTTTCCTTATAAATATCCATAACCCAATGCTTCTAAATCTGCGCCACTCATTGGATTTAATGGCCTTGTAGAAGTTGGAACTGCACCAGCAATATTTCTGTTCATAATATAGTTTTGATAGGCATTTGCAACACCTTGACCAAATTGCTGATTGTTTGCAAGACCACTCAGAGCAGTAGCAAATGGGTTATACGAGTCTGCTTGTCGTTGAGTCAATGCAGCATTCATTCCACCTTCAAGCAATGATTTGCCAGCATTAGCACCATAAGCAGCCGCTTGACCACCCAATCCAGCACCTAATGTCAAAGGCTGTTGTCCCATTTGCTCAATTGCCTGTCCACCGCCTAAATACGTTGTAAACGGATTCAATGCACCGACTTGACCAGATTGATACTGACCTAACAACTGAGAACCACTACCAAACAATCCAGCACCAAATGCTGTTCTTTGTTGTCCAGCTTGATCCGCTTGACTTGCAATTTGTAAATCTTGTTGAGCTAATGCGTTGTAATATGCTTCCATCTCTGGAGTTGTTGCGCCCAATCCAGCCGCACCGCTAGGACGAGTAGATGTAGCACCAACAGATAAACCACCACGACCCTGCTGGAACAACTGATTTTGTAATTGAGCCATTGATCGTTCACGACTAGGGGCAAGCAAGTCCTGTTGCTGTTGCATATATTTTTGTGCGGTTTGTTCAGGAGATTGAGCAAGATATTGCTGACCCAATCCAAACAAACTTTCAGCAGATGTAGACAATGGCAAATACTGTTGCTGCGCCCGTTCAGCCTGAGTCAATCCTCTTTCAGTTAAGCCTTGTAGACGGTCTTGGTAAGCCTTTAACTCAGGACTGACGTTGTAGCCAGCACCAATTAGATTACCTTGTGCATCAGTCTGAAAGTTAGATGTACCGTAACGGGTGGTTATGCCAACAGGACGAAACCTTGCCGCATCTGCAGCAATTTGTGCCGCCCGTATTTGGGCATCGGCTGATGTGTTTGCAGCATTTGCTGCTGAGTTTCCCTGCATTGCGCCACCTAATAGCGACATTCCTCCGCTTATTAATGCTGATTTCCAAGGCATATCAATCTCCCTTAATCAAAATTTCATCTACCTTAGACGGGTCTGTCTCGTCAGTAGCGTGAATACAAAACCAAACACAATCTGTTATTGCCTTAACGCCATGCGTCAAGCCAGCCTTAATTTCAATACAAGCAGGAGCTTCAACAATCTCAAGTTCCTCACCCTTCAACACTACCACCTTACCCATAGCCAATATCGACAAATGACTAAAGTTATGCGTATGTTTTAGGATAGACATTCCAGCCTGAAAGAATGATTCTTTAGCATAAAGTCCATCACTAAAATGATGAGTAATCTTAAATTGAAGATCAGTGGGTTTCATGCTGTACGCTTCCACATATAAACAGTAATATACGGCTGATAGTTGGTGTTTGTTGCGCTTACACCCGTTGAACCTGTAGTAAATGTATGGGTATGTGAAGCATCAAGATCAATATACTGGGACACCGAACCAGTTGAAGAATTTACTGCTAAGGCAGTGCCGGGGCCAGTAGGAGTAAAAATACCACTTGCAGTCTCTATACCAGCTCTATTGCCTTGTTGTGTAATTCGACCAGTTAATGATTTGTTATCTGTAGTACCTGTGTGGGTATGGCTTACAACAATTGAATCAGCACTACCACCAGTTTCTTCAGCAACATCAAATAAAGCATTCCCTGAGTCAAAACCAACCATTACACGACCAGCACCAAATGCAATCCATGTACCAAATCCTAATGATGTTGCAGGATTAGTTGAACTTGTTGCATTGATGTAAATAGCACCCACTGGATACAAAGCAGACAAAGCAGCTTGAACAAAAGCAGTTGTAGCAAGAGCAGTTGTACTATTACCTAAAGATTGAGTAGTTCCTATTGTTCCTGTAGGAAGTATAGGAGTACCAGTAAAGGTTGGACTTGCCAAATCAGCTTTAGTTGCAACAGCAGTAGCAATGTTATTGAATTCAGTATCAATTTCAGTGCCTTTGACAATCTTCAAAGCATTGCCAGAAGCCAAAGCATCTTTAGTTGCAAAATTAGTTGATTTTGTGTAATTAGTCAAAATATTCCCCTTTAACTCATTTTGCCAGTTTTGGCTTGAATTTCAATCTTCTGAATAGACAATGCCGAACCATTAATGTCAGATTCATAACCTGTTTGCACAACCTTGCCCGATCCAGATGCTGCAACTGTCAATGTCTGTAATGCAACACCATCAGAATAATAGGCAATAACTGTTGCATTTGCACCATACTCCGCAACCCCATAGTAATAAACACCTTGCTCTGGGATTGTTGTGTTGTCAGACAAGTAATTTGTTTTGAAATCAAATCCCCACTTAAATGTAACGTCTTGATTTGTTCCACCAATAACGACAATAGACAATTTCTTCAAAATAGAAGTTACATTCTGGTCACCAAGGTCGGCATGATTTGTGTAATACAGCATCCTGTACGTTGTTGCGTAATCTTGGTAAGTTCCATACAAGCCGATATAACCATTCTGTCCTATGTAAAGCGTACCATCCCTACGAAATAAAAATGATTTAGGCGTGATTGAGTCCCATGTAGTAACCCTTGCAGAGCCATCAGGCAGATATGCCTTGGTATCAAAGCACCAAGTGGTGTCAATGCTAGGAGTTGTCAGTAAGTAAAAGGCTTCACGCTCTGAATACACAGACTTGATGTTTGCCATTGTTTCACCAGCAATAGCCCCCATCAAATCATTGCGAATATTCTTAGACAAGTCTCTCTCTGGCGCAGACTTCTCTTGAATAGTTCTCATCAACGATCTGACACCAGAGTTTGATAAGAACAACACATCAGTACTTGTAGTCTGAATACTATCTCTTGCAATGCAACCAATACCTTCAACAGTGTCACTGATTGACATGGTTGATGGAGTTGTTGCACCTTGGTAAACAAGAATCTGACGCTTACCAAAGATAAACAAAAATCCATTGTGAGCCGCTAAACCAGTGATTTGGTCAGCACCATTCACCCACACATTGTTTACATTCAATGAGCCAGCAGTACCTGTTGACCATACATGACCTGAAATCAAATCACTGAAATAAACAGTAGAGTTGATAGATGTAGTATTAGCCGCCCACAACCTACCAAACGCTGAAATCACAATGTCAGCATCAGGAACTGTAGCGGCATAACCAGTCTTCTCTGAGACTCTGCGATATGTCGTAGTCGATACAGCAGGGTCATAAATCAATGGATTGTGACCAGACTGAAAGAAGTAGGTAATGCCATTCAGTGATGCACACTGCCAATTACTTGCAGTAATGGTTGGAGCAGTACCACCGCCACCATAAGTGAGTTCTGTTACTGCATTTGATGTGCCTAACTTGAATATCTTATTGTTTCCAGCGAATAAGACAGTCAAAGAACCATCAGCTTGCACTAACTCATGGATAACTTTGACATCATTTGCGCCTAAGTTACCTGAAGAAGAATTAACTCTTGACCAGCCTTTACGAGAACCAATACGACCATACTGATCAATGATGCAATTAGTCGCAACCAATGCAAATCCAGCATTTAAATCAAGAGGCGAGTCTTGAGTATTCAGCCCATAGAAGCCGGGGGCTGAGATGCTGAAAGTCTGAATAGGTTGGCTCATATCGCAACAAACTCCTGATTCTCAGGATAGCGTGTGCCTTCCAACGCAATGTAATCAGACAACATTGCTTTGTAAAGAAGATAAGCCTCGGATGAAGACAGACCACCATCTTCACCACGCTCAACCAAAGCACGAGCATAAGCATTCTGAGCAACCAATGTGTCAGGAACTTTGACAACAGTTGAGTCAGAAGACAATGTGGCTTGTGGAACTGTCAAACTAAATGGGATGCTATATACACCATCAGGACGAGGATAAATCGTTACCTTAGTGTCATAACTACCATCAACACCATCAAATGCGTAATAGGCAGGAATTCCTTCAACAGGAGTAGAGAAATTCTGAAACCTATTCATGGTTGCAAAATCAATGTTCTTCATGCGAATGTTGCTTGTAACATTCAACACATCAAGTACTTGGAATTTTTGACCAGCACCTGTCAAAGCATAAGAGTATGTACCTTGAGCCGTGGTAACAGTAATAGTTGTGCCAAGCACATTCCATGCAAAAGCATCTTCAATTTGACGCTTTGCATCGTTGACAAATTTGCCTATTAGCGTGGAATAAGTTGTTTCGGAGACAGTAGAGACTTGCTCCTCACGCAACCTGATTAGGACATCGTTTACAAGTTCTAAGTATGTCATCTGCTTGCCTTCGCTTTGTTCCTTGCGGAAATCGCTTTAGCTTTTGCCTTTGCGTCAGCCTTTGAGGTTGCACCCCATGCTTTCAGCGAAAGAAGCAGTCTTGTCGGTTCACCATCCTTGTACTCTGCACCAGCCATATTGCCCATGCGAGCCAAGAAACTTGCTCTGCGAGGGTTATCCCCCGACTTTACTGGTGCTTTCAAATTGCCACCAGTTTCTTGATTATAAGATGATCTCCCCTTGGCATTCAAGCCGCCTTTTGGATTTTGACCAGCTTTTGTTTGCCAAGTGGGTGTTTTCATC